AATCCTGGGACGTAGCGGATCTGACCCCCTACGACGATAACGCCAAGATCCACGACGAAGCGCAGGTAGAGAAGCTGGCAACTGCAATTCGTAGCACAGGCTGGGATCAGCCGATTGTTGTCGACAAGGACGGCGTGATCATCAAAGGTCACGGTCGTCGCCTGGCAGCGATCCACCTGGGGCTGAAGAAGGTTCCTGTTGTGGTCCGCCGAGATCTGACCGAGCTCCAGGTCAAAGAAGCCCGCCTGTCAGATAACCGCGTAGCTGTCGGCGATGTGGACGAGGAACTGCTGAAGAAGGAACTGGCGGCTCTCAATGAGATGGAAGTCGACCTGACCAACATGGGTTTTGACGAGGAAGAGCTGAGCTTCCTGGTTGAGGACGTTGACCTCGATGGCCTACTGGACGATCTCGATGCCGAGTCGGACGCTGCCACCGAGACGACAGCCAAACCTTCCTCGAACATCAAGGAAGAAGATTACAAGCCTGCCTTCCAGGTCATCGTAGAGTGCACTGACGAGGCAGATCAGGAAAAAGTATATGGACAGATGGCAGAGCAGGGCTACAAGTGCCGTGTGCTGTCACTGTAGGGTGATTTATGAAGTTTAAGCATCGCGTAGAATCGGAATACCATCCAAGTTTCCGCACTGACAAGGTTGCGGGCATGTTCGATGTGCCTGTCACTGACAAGCTCGTCAAGGAATGGGATGTGGATCTTCCAATCGAAGACATGGATTGGTCTATTGGTCTGATCGTCGGACCTTCAGGCGCAGGGAAAACCACTCTGGCAAAACGGATGTTTGGTGAAGATGCTTATCACGAGGGTTTTGAGTGGTCGAGAGATAAGTCACTACTGAACGACTTTGGCAAAGATCTGTCCGTTCGTGAGATCACGGATGCGCTGTCACACGTTGGCTTCAGCTCGCCTCCTGCCTGGATGCAGCCTTTCCACACCCTCAGTAACGGTCAGAAATTCCGTGCTGAGATGGCGCGCCTGGTGCTCGAAGCCAAGGATGATGCCCCGGTCGTGGTCGACGAATTCACTTCCGTAGTGGATCGCACCGTCGCAAAGATCTCTTCCGCTGCTGTTCAGAAGTATGTCCGTAAGAATGGCAAACAACTTGTTGCGGTTTCCTGTCACTACGATATTGCGGAGTGGCTGGAGCCTGATTGGATTTACCAGGTGGACACTGGTGAATTCAAAAGGGGGCGACTTCGGCGACCAGACATCAACCTCCGCATACAACGAGTTCATCATTCCGCGTGGCGAATTTTCCGTGGACATCACTATCTAAGCGCCGACATCAACAAGTCAGCGCATTGTTATGTGGCGACCATCGATGATCAGCCAGTGGCATTCGCGGCTGCCCTCAAGTTTCCTCACCCGAAGGTGAAGAATATGTGGAAGGGCCATCGCACTGTCGTGTTGCCGGATTACCAGGGTGTCGGAATTGGAAACATCCTGAGTGAGAAGATTGCACAGCACTACGTCGATCAGGGCAATCGCTACACATCTGTAACGTCACACCCTGCAATGATCCACTATCGGATGAAAAGTCCGCTCTGGAAGCTCACCAGAGCCCCTGGGCAAGTGCCTGCTGCGGGCAAGAACTCCAAAGTGACCGGACAGTCTGTTGGACGCATGACGGCAGCCTTTGAATTCGTGGGGCGCCAGGATGACTGAGCTACTGGTCGACAAGGGCCTCATCTCGGTTGTGTGCCTGGCAATGCTGGTGATCTTCTCAATTCTGAGCCTGTTCAATGGCGGAGGTGGTCCTGATGGACATGCTTGATCACATGATCCTGTTCACCTCGTCGTTTGCGAACGTGTTTCTGCTGGGCTTCAACTCCAAGAATGTCCAGCACTCGCGCTACTGGATGGCGTTTTTTACAAGCTGGGGCATCACCCTGGCGCAATATTTCTTCGTCAAGTATGCGGCGAATGATGGCGGGGCCTTGTTCCTGGCGATCTCCGGAACCGGAGGGGCTTTGGGCATCGTCTCCGCGATCTTCGTGCATAACTGGATGAGCAACCATTTTCCCAAAAAGGACGTGATATGAATCTGACCGGAAAGCAGAACTGGATCATGCAGATCCTCACCAAAGGCAACCAGGATGGCTCCTTTTGTGACCTCGATGAATTGCTTGAGCAGCTAGGCCAGGAATTTGACTGGCACACCACCAAGCAATCACTTCAGTTTTCTATCCGCGCTCTGATTAAGCGCAAGCTGATCTACAAAGTTGGCACGGAAAAGCGTCGCGGGCGCAACCGAGTTGTGTTGGCTCCGACCTTCATGGGCTACCAGGTGATGAGGGGCTAACCGCAGTTTTTCATTGAAAATTGACGGGAGATTTGCGCATACCGAGGATAATCAATAACTTAGGACATCCATTCCGAGGATTATTGAGGTCGAGGGAAAACTGCGCATACCCATTAATAATATAAACTTAAATAAATACTATTATGATTAGAATATTATATAGAAGTGGGTTTGCGCAGTTTTTCCCGCAAGGAGATGAGGAGACTCCGGAATGGAGTATGCCTCTCGGTATAGAAGGGAATGCGCGGATTGCTCACCGTCTCGGTATGCGAGTAGAAATCGCGGATGGAATCGTGAAGACCTGGGAAGAGGTCGACACTCCGGATCATACCAACTGGACCCCATGTCCTGATTATCGCGGTGTCGACGAGGATGAGGTGCTGGATCTGCTCGAAGTGATGGGCTGCCAGTGGATGTCTCAACTCGAAGACAGCGGCACATACACCACCGTCGTAGACTTCAAATCCGATGTCATAGAGCTGACGGGCTTTCCTGTTGAGTCAGAAGCCTTTGCTGCGGCCCTGTGTTTTATTCTGGATAAAAAGTAAGTCACGAGTGATTGACATTCGCGAATAGGAAGATTAAGATGACTCCACATTTTCATAGTGTGTCTCCAAGTAGCGGCGGGGAACTCAACTCCTCCAAACCCCTATCCCCGCCCATTTTTTTACGGAGAGTGTCGAGTGACTGACACGACTACCAAGCAAGAAGCCCCTCGCCAAAAGCATACGCGTCTCACCAACAAGCAGTGGGCCGAAGCAACTGCGCTTTGGGAGCTGGGCGACGTTACCCTTCAGGATCTCAGTGAAAAGTTCGGACCTGCGCCGGAGACGTTCTCGCGCAAGTTCAAAAAGCTGGGCGTCAAACGCGGATCTAAAGCCAAGGAGCATGCCAAGGAAATAAAGAAGGCAGTCCAGGAAGCCTCTGTCGACGAGACAGCGGTGCGCGCTGCCAGGGCAAAGAAGACCAAGGACGATCACTACAAGTGGTCAGAGGTCATCTCCAAAGCAGCAATGGGCGAATACCTGAAGGCAATGCAGGAAGGACGCGCTGTCTCCACAACGCTGCCCAACCTCAAGGCCCTCGACAAGATCATGGACATCCTCAAGAAGGCCCGTGATGAACGCTGGATCGTGCTCGGCCTGGATAAGGACGATGTAGGCATCGAGGATCTGCCAGATCTGATCATCCGCGAGCTGACGGCAGATCAGATTGCTGAACTGCGTGACGGTGGCATGGACGATGCTGTCGATGAGAACGCGGCACTGCTCGAAGACCTGCTCGAAGAGAACGACATCGTAGTTACCGATGGCGGCGATTAATTACTCCGACCCTAGCCTGGCATTACATCCAGGCCAGATGAATGTCTTTAAGGCGCGTTCGCGCTTTAAGGTTGTTGTTGCCGGGCGACGCTGGGGCAAGACACAGCTTGCGAAGACCGCCATCATCAAGATGGCGCGTATTTCCAAGCGCAAGGTCTGGTATGTCGCTCCGACTTACCGCATGGCGAAGCAGATCATGTGGGACGACCTGCTGGAGGCGATACCGAAACGCTGGATCAAGAAGGTCAACGAAACCACGATGACGATCCGCCTGGTTAATGGCTCGATCATCGAATGTAAAGGTGCGGACAAGCCGGATACTCTGCGTGGTATCGGCCTGCACTACGTTGTCCTCGACGAATTCCAAGACATGAAGGCGGAGGTCTGGTCGAAGGTTATTCGCCCAA